TGTTGTCGAACGTCTGCCAGTTGCTGTCCACGTCGAACAGGATGTCGTGGCGGCGGTTCGGCGTCAGCGCCAGGCGCAGCCCCACGTTCTGCTGGGTGCTGTCGCCCAGGCCGCTGAACCCGGCAATGTCGCCGGAGTAGACACCGCTGTCGTATTCCGCCTGGGTTGCCGGGTAGCTGCCCGCCGCGCTCAGGCGGCGGTTATGGCCGCCGCGCAGGCTCAGGCCGAGCTTGTCGGTCTTCAAAGGGCCGCTTAAGTAGAAACCTGCGCCGTAGGTGTTGCCGAAGCGGTTATCGCCCTGCAACGTCGTGTCCAGCGTCAGTTGACCTGTCCATTCGTGACCCACCTTGCGCGTGATGATGTTGATCACGCCGCCCATGGCGTCCGATCCATACAGCGTGGACATGGGACCTCGCACCACCTCGATGCGCTCGATCGCGGCCATCGGCGGAATGAAGTTGGTGTCGACGTCGCCGAATCCGTTGGCGCGCGCGCCCGAGCTGTTCTGGTTCAAGCGCTTGCCGTCCACCAGCACCAGCGTGTAGTCGCTCGGCATGCCGCGGATGCTGATGTTCATGCCGCCTGCCTTGCCACCGCGCTCGACCGATACGCCCTCCACATCGCGCACCGCATCCGCCAGGTTATGAAAGGGCCGCCCCTCCAGCTGTTCGCGCGTGATGACCGAAATGGACGCAGGCGCATTCCGTATCTCCTGCTCAAAGCCCGACGCCGTGACCACGACGGTATCCTGAAGGGAAGTGAGATATTCCCCAATCAAATAGTGAGATAAATGACCGGGATATAGAGGGGAATAACGAAAACTCTGAAACGCCCCGAAAAATCGTTTCCGTACAGGAATCTGGTCAGACGGGGCAAGCCCGGACTGCTGCCGCGATGTCCGATGCCGCAGCGGCGCTCTTCAGGGTGATAGTTTTGCCTGTTTCGCGGTCCATGATGACCACGATGCGCTCGTCATCGTTGACGACCAGACGCTCATCTTGCTCTCGAAGCCGCTTCACATGGCGATGCAGCGCCGAGCGGGACACATGGAACCCTTCTCCGGCCAATAGCGCCACCATGTCGTCGAGCTGGTAGTAGTTGTGCTGACGAATGATGGAATCGACACGTCGACGCTGTTCGACAGGTAGAGAGAGAAAAATGCTTTGGCGAGCCATTATGTGCGATGACTTATAGATCGCCGAAGAGTCTACCTTGATTCTGAGAAATGAGCCGTTTCAGAACACGGTCGATGACCTTGCGGGCACCACGCTCTGTCATTCCCCACTGCCGCGCGGTAGCGGAGAAGTCGCCCCGGTGGCTACGGTACATCTCAAGGTCGCGTTGCGCGACCTTGAACTGGTAGTCCTTGGGGATGACGATAGTCTGTCCGCCCCAATGATCGGCCAGGAAGTCGGCAACCGAGACCGCCATCTGCTCAGCGAGATCCGAGGCCAGGCCCAGATCCTTGAGCAGCGACGTTGCATGGGCCTCAATGTCCGAGAACAGTTCGTGTCGGACCATGCTCATGCGGCTATGCGGACGTTCCATGGCGTTCTCCG